CCGTCCGGGACGCTGCCGCGCGCGGCGCCCACGGACGGCATGACGCTTTTGACCGAACGTTGGTACGGTGTTTTGGCGCACGAGGCGTCGGGCAACGAAGACGGCGACCGGCTTTTCCGTGTGCGGATACTGCGCGACGAGCGCCCGCGGGCATACGACCTGGCCGTGATCGGTGGAGAACCGTACCTGATAACGCGCGTCTTTCACGGCGCGGACGACGACAGCGGCGAACCCATCAGCGACCTGACGCTGACGACGGGACCGCGCATATTTTCGCCCGTCGAACTCGTGCCGGCGTCCGGGCAGGAACCGAACCTTGTCGCCGCGCGGGCGACGATCGCGGAAGTACGCAGCGTGACGGCGGAGGAATATTACAAGGCGCAGGCGGCGGGCATGACGGTGTCCGTCCGGGTGATCGTATACATCGCGGAATACGCGGACGAAGCGTATGTGCGCTACGATGGGCAGACGTACCTGGTGCGCGGAAAGAAGCTCGCGGGTCAGCGCACGGAACTCGTTTGCAGCGCGCTGTAAGGCGGTGGGCATATGGATCATGACGTGATCTCGATGGACGTGCCGTATGACGAAATCGACAGCGTGATCGAAAGCATACGGGAGATCGGCAGCGCGGACATGGTGCTGCGCGTCGGGAAGAAGGCGCTGCCGCGCATCGGGGCCGAGACGCTGGCGCTGGTCAGGAAATACGGTCCGCGCTCCGCCGCGCACAAAGGCCCGGCAAAAAAAGGACGGTACGGCGGACGGCCGAAGGACGCCGCGTGGCGCGATCCGACGCTGCACGCGATCGACAAGATCAAGGTATCCGCGGTGAAGGTGGGCGAAGACGGAAAGCCCTACGTGCTGGTCGGGCCGAGCCGCGGCGACAACAGTTCGATTTTTTACCTGAAGTTCCTGGAATACGGCACGAAAGACATGAAAGCGCAGCCGTTCCTTCGCCCGGCGCGGAGCGAGATCATGCGCAACCGCGCCGTGCAGATCACGGTGGAGGAACTGAACAAGTTGATTAAGGAGGAGGTGTCCCGCAAATGACGGACGCGACGGAATTGGCGCTTGCCGCGATCGGCGGGATACTGCCCGCCGCGCGCGACGTATTGTGCGTGGACGGCGAAACGCTCTACTGCGCATTGACGGACGTGGACGAATACGACTTTTGCACCGACAACAAGCCGGCCATGCGCACGAATGTGATCCAGGCGGATGTATGGCAGCGGGGCGGCGCGCCGGTGGCAGAAGCCGCGCAGGTACAGGCGGCGCTGGAAGCGGCGGGCTTTTACCGCACGCGGCGCGACAGCGGTTGCGAGCAGGTAAACGGCGTTATGTGGCACCGGATCAGCATGGACTTTGAAATTACGCAGGAGGTGGACTGAGACATGGGCAGCGCTCCCAAGAAAATTGGCGTAGACATGGTACACGTCGCGAAGGTGACCAGCGACGTGCGCGGCAGCACTCCGACATTTGACACGCCCGTATGGCTGCCGGAACTCAAATCGCTCGGCGTGAAGGTCCAGTCGAGTATGGACAAATTCTACTCTGACAACGGCCTGAGCGAGGTATTTCCCACGGTTTCGGGCGCGCAGATCAGTGTGAGCATCGCGGGTCTTTCGATGAACAGCAAACGCGAATTGCAAGGACTTTCCGACGCCACGGGGCCGGGCGTGCTGGGCGACACGACGGAGACGCCGAACCCTGTGGCGTTCGGTTATCGCCGCTGGATGAGCGGCAAGACGTCGGACGGGCGGCAGAGATACCGCTACGTATGGATATTCAAGGCGCTGTTCGCGCCGCCGGACGACGAGGGCGACACGCACGAGGACAAGACGAACGTAAGCCTGGACAGCCTGTCCGGCGAATCGATGCCGCTGGACGCGTACCAGCCGTCGCATTGCTATTGGCAGTACACATACGACAACTGGGAAGACGGCGCCACGCAGGCGCTGGACGACGCGTTCTTCGAAGCCGTGAAAGGCATTCCGGCCGTGGCATAACACAGGGGCGGTGCGTCTTTAGGGCGCATCGCCCTTTTACGATAACGGATGGAGGCGGCACAATGGGCAGGAGAATTGAAACGGCGGTACAGGTGGAAGAATTGGCGTTCCAACTGCCGGACGGGCGGGAATACATCTTCGCGCTGGACATGGCCGCGCTTGCAGCGATCGAAGAGGAGCACGGGAACGCGCTGAAATATCTGGAGGGCTTGGGACGGGCGTTCTCGGAAAAGCCCGTATCGACGCTGAACGAGATATTGTATCTGGGCATTCGATCGCGCTGCCCGGACGTCACGCGGGAACGGATCGCACAGGAGATACCGCCCACGGAGGCCGTGATCAGCGCCATTACAGAAACGCTGACGCGCATGCTGCCCGCCGGTGGCGCGGCAAACCCTACGACGCCGGGCCGGTCGACGCCGCCGAGGACGACCCGGAGAAACCATGCTGGATCGACGCGGCGTATGCGGTGATGCGCAGAATATATCACATGACGGACGTCGAGTTTTGGCATGAAACAAGCCTCGCGCGGCTGCTGGCACTTATGACAATAACCGAAGGGAAACCGGACGACGAGCAGGATCTGGCCGAGATCACGGCGGCGGGCTTGTGACAGGAGGGATGACGCATGACCGAGACCAACACGAACAGGATCAATATCCCTATTACGATGTCCGGTGAAGGTCTGGACGACGCTGCGGCGCGCAATATCGCCTCCTTGCAGCGCCTTCGCAGTTCCCTGCAAAGCACCGCGCAATCGTCCAGGGAAAGCGGCAAGACGATCGGGCAACTGCAGGACGAATACGACCAGGCACGCGGCCAAAGCGAACGGCTGGCCGAAAAGCTTACTGGCCTGAAAGAGGCATACGAAAAAGCGGATCCCAGCGCGGAAGGGTATGCCGAAGCGCAGTATAAGGCCGCGCGAGCCATTGCCGCTTGCGAAAGTCAGATCTCCCGGCTGGATGAACAGATGGCGCAGAACAAGGCGGCGCAATACGGTAAGGATGCCGACGAAATGCGGCAGAAGATTACGGAACTCGCGAAACAGACAGACATCGAGACGGCAGCGCTTCGGGCACAGGGCGACGAATCGGGCGCGGCAGCTTTGGCCATGCAGCGACAGGGCGACATAAGCCGGCTGCTTGCGCAATACCAGAAATCGCTGTCCGACGCGCTGGATAAGGCGACGCGGGAATGCGGCGACAATTCGCGCGAGGTGGAGATCCTCTCCGGCAAATACAACAATGCCAGCGACGCGCTGGTGAAGATGACCGGCAAGATGCGCGACGTCGGTTCCGCCGCGGAAGACAGCGCCGGCGACGTAAAGGAATCCATGACGGATATCCTCTCTTCCATACGGAACGCGGCGCAGGATAACAGCCTGAAAGACCTTGGACAAAGCCTGACGAATACGTTGACCGATCCAATCGTGGATTTTGGCAAGACCGCGCTTGAAGCGGGATTGGCCGCAGAAAGTATGGAAGACTCGTTTGACACCGCGTATCGTCAATCGGCGACCAACATGCGCAGATGGTCCCAATCGTTCAGCGAAGCGCTGAACGTCAACGAATACGCCGTACGCGAAACAATGACGGGATACAAGGCCGTATTCAACGGACTTGCGTTGGACGGCGACAAGGCGAACAGCATGGTCGTGGACCTTACAAGCCGCGCATACGATCTTGCCGCGATGTTTGACACGGACGTGGCCACGGCGACGGAGAAACTGCAAAGCGGGCTGCTGGGATCCAGCGAGACGCTGCGCGGTTTTGGCGTGGTGATTAACGAGGCGACCGTCAAGGCGTATGCCTACAAAAACGGCATCGCGAAGACGGGCAAGGAATTGACGGAGCAGGAAAAGGTGCTGGCGCGGTACGGGCTGATCATGGATCAGACTTCACAGGTATCCGGACGCTGGACGCAGGAAAACGACACGGCAAGCGGCAAAATAAAAGTCCTCAATGAAAAAATCGAGGAACTGAAGGTGGAACTGGGCAAAGCGCTGATTCCGGTGGCGGAACGGGTACTGGACGTCGTAACGCCGATCGTGTCGAAAATTGCCGACTTGCCGGACTGGGCGTTCAATATGATTGTGGGAATAGGCGGACTGGTGGCTGTACTGGGGCCGCTGCTCAGTCTGTTGGGCACATTGTCGCAAATCAAGATGGCTGCGCAGATAACCGGCATCATTGGCGCTGGTTCCTCGCTATCCGGTCTGCTCACCGTGTCGATATTGCCGACGCTGGGCAAGGTGCTTCTGATCCTGCTGGCCGTGGCGGCGGCGATCGCCCTGATCAAATGGATGTTCACGGGCACGTCGACCGCGGCGGACCAGAAGCTGAAGCAAGTGAGCAGCCAGGCATCCCAGGCGCAAAAGCAGGTAAGCGGCGTAAAGCGCAACGCGCGCGGCAGCAGCTACTATTCCGGCGGCGAAACGTGGGTGGGCGAAGAAGGCCCGGAGCGCGTGGAACTGCCGCAGGGCAGCCGCATCTATCCGGCGGACGAATCGCAACGCCGGGGCGGCGGCGATACCTGGTATTTGTTGGTGGACATGGACCGGGTGTCGGATGTCAACAAGCTGACGCAAACGGCGCGGGATGCCAGGCGCATGGCGCGGATGGGCGTGCCGCAAAAGGCGTAAACGGAGGCGAAATAAATGTCGCTGGTGACGGTATCGTTTACCGACGGGCTGCAAAGCTCCTACATACGGGACACAAAACCGGATGTGACATGGCAATTCACGGTGCTCAGCAAGGATTATGCCATGTGCAAATTCATGGTGCTGGACGACCCGGACGACGAAACGAGCGCCGTGCTGACCAGGACGTATACGGATCTGGCCAGCAACACGGTGACGGCGGCGGACATATCGTTCGCGGACTGCCCGACGCGCACGGGCGAATACGCGTTCCGCGTCGAGGTATACAGGGTAAACGGCGAAGTCGTCACACTGGAAGCGACGGCGCAGCACAGTTTTTTGGTCACGGACGCGGCGCAGCTGCCGGCGCCGACCATCACCAGCCCGGCCGGCGGATCCAATTATTATATAAACGTGCTGCCGAAGCTGAAATGGACGGACAACGTCAGCGGAGACGACCCGGACCTGCATCAGCAGAACGTGAAGATCGAATACAGGATAGGATCTGCCGGAACGTGGCAGACGTTTTACGAAGGCGCGTGCACGGCGTATGAATATCAGCTGACGAACATCGCGGCGGCGTACACGGACATACAGCGGTACACCTACGTGTATTGGCGCGTGTATACGAAGCTGCTGTACAACACGTGGTCGGAGGCGTCGAATCTCCGGGGATTCAACTTTGTGGGCGTATACCCTGATGCCGGAGACCTGACGAAGCCGGCAAACGGCGCGACGTTTTACACCAGCGACGGGATCGATATCGCGATCCTGGCGTTCAGCTACGGCGGATACACGACGCAGCAAATGCGGGTGGACTGGTACGCCACGGGCGAAACGGAATGGGCACATACGATAATCCGTACGCCGTCTTCGACTGCACCAGACAAGATCACGATAGCTGCCGGCACGTTCCCGGTCGGGGAGATCCACCTGCGCGCGAAGATCAAAACGGACTACAACGGCGGGACGTGGGGCGCATACGGCGCCGAACGCGTGATATACGTCCAGTCGTCCGCGCCGGAACAGCCCATTATTTCCGCGCCGACAGGCACGCAGTACAATCACCAGAACACGGAGTATCAATGGGAATACGACTGCCACGCGGGACTGGCGCAGGCGAATGCGGAGATCCGCTACAAGCTGACCACGGACGAAACCTGGACGACCGTAACGGTATCCGGGGACGCGACCAGCATCACGATCAACCATATCGGCATATCCGGCGTCATGACGTTTCAGATCCGCGTGCAGAACACGGGCGGCGAGTGGTCCGAATGGTCGGCTGTGGCGTCGTATACGCTGGCGACGCCGATCCCCGTGGCCGCGATCGTGTCGCCCCTGGGCGGATACGTGGACAGGACGCAGGCGCAGACGTTTTCCTGGACGTACACGTCGCCCATCGACGCGGCGCAGGCGGCGTATGAGCTGGGTTACAAGCTGGCCGGCGCGTCGGAATACACGGTCTTGTCCGGCGGCGCGGCCACGAGTGTTACGATCCCCGCCGGAACGCTGCCGACGGGAAATGTCGTGTGGCGCGTGCGCGTGCAGGATGGCGCGGAACGCTGGAGCGACTGGACGGCGGATCAGGCGATCGCGACGGTGGACGCAGTGCCTTCCAAGCCGACGCTCATCTCACCCATGGACGGCGTCGTGCGCGTGAACGACACGGTGCGTTTCAACTGGATCCACAACAACAGCATCGGCACCGCGCAGACCGCCGCGGACGTCAGATACCGGCAATCGGAAACGGACGACTGGACGACGATCACGGTGTCCGGAGCGACGCAGACGGCGTCTTTGATCGCATTCACACTGTCGCCCGGCACGGCCATGTGGCAGGCCCGGACGTACAACACGGATAACGTCGCGGGCGAATGGTCCGACACGGCATATTTCTCCGTGGCCGGCGCGGCCACGACGCCGACCATCACAGCGGCGGCGGCAAACGGCATGCGCCCGTCCGTCGGCTGGACGGCGACGGGACAGATCGTATACGAAGTGGAATTCATGCAGGGCGGCGCGGTGATCGAAAGCGTGCGCGACGTGGCCACGTCGGACAGCGCGGCGTGCGTGTGCCCCAACTGGGTGCCGGCGGGACAAACGACGATGCGCGTCCGGAATCAGAACGCATACGGATACTGGTCCGACTGGGCGAGCGTCACCGTGACGGTGGCGGCCTGCGCGTATGCGGCGCCGGAGATCGCGGCTTACGCAAGCGGCGGCGTATGCGTGCGGGTGATCATATCAGCGGACAGAAGCAGCCTGGACAGGCTGCTTCTTTACCGCGACGGCGTGCCGGTCGCCAGGATCTCCGGAACAGAATACGCGGATTACTCCGTGACGTCCGGCGCGGCGCATGCCTATTTCGCGCGCGCGGTGTTCACGGACGGATCGTACAAAGACAGTCAGACGGTGACCGTCACCGCCCAGCTGGCCTGCGCGATGCTATCTCCCGCGTCGACGCCGGGCGAGATCGTATACCTGCGCATTGCGAGGGACGCCGCGCCGTCCGGATCGGAACAGCTGTCCGGCGGATCTGCGCAGGTGGAGCTGATCGGACGCATGCTGCCTATGACGGTCTTCGGCGAGAACGAAACGCGCAGCCACGTCATTTCCGCCGCCGTGAAGCGCGCCGAATACGACGCGCTCAGGGCGCTATGGGACGCGCGCGGCGTGGCGCTTTACCGGGACGGGTACGGACGGCGCGATTATTGCCGCATCGGCGGCCTGACCACAACGGGACTGGTGCTGCGCGGCGGCGTGACGTACATGACGGTGTCGCTGACGCTGGACGCCACTGATTACGACGAAGGCATGGAGGTGTGACGGATGGGCACGGTGATAGAGGCGTCGTCCGGCGTCTATTCGGAGGAGGCGCTGGAAGCCGCGCTGCGGAAGGACGGGCGCGAGGAGCGGTACCGCATGTACGTGCTGACGGACGGGCTTGTGCGGCTGGGATCCGTGGCGGCACAATCGTCCGTACGCGTAGACATGACGGCGGCTGCGGAGATCAAGCGCAGCGTGTCGTTTTCCGTGCTTGCCTCCGACGCGGCGATGTGCCTGGCGGACCGGCGGCGCGTGCAGCCGGCCATGCAGCTGCGCATGCCGGACGGGAACTGGGTGGAATGGCCGCTGGGCGTATACCTGCCCATAACGCCGACGCAATCGGCGGAGACGGGACTGGGACGCGGGATGGAGACAATCGAGGGATACGACCAGGGCGTGATACTCAGGGACGACAAGCTGTTAACCCCGCTCACCATCGCGGCGGACACGAACTATCTTTCGGCGGTATACGATCAGCTGTCCGCCGCGGGGATCGCGCGCGCCCGCGCGGAACCATGCGAAAAGGCGATCCCCGAAACGCTGCAATTTGACCTGGGCACGCCGCGCCTCGACGTCGTGAACACGCTGCTTACGGCGATCAACTACAACGAGATCTGGTTCGACGGCGACGGCTACGCGCGGCTTGAACCGTACCGGTCGATGTGGCAAAGACGCCCGACGCATGTATACAATGCGGACCGCCGGACATCCGTAATGCTTCGCACGGCCACGGTCAGCCGCGACACCTACGACGTGCCGAATATCATCGTGGGCACCGTGAGCCGCACGGAAAGCGACGCGCTTACCTCGACCTGGCGAAACGACAATCCGGACAGCGCGCTCTCCGTAGCGCGGCGCGGCCGACGCGTGGTGCATGTGGAGGATATCGAGGACATCGCCGACCAGGCGACGCTGGACGCGTATGTGCAGCGGCTGGGCGAGCAGGCGCTGGAATCGGAAAGCACGGAATTCACGACGCTGAACATGCCGACGCACGGCATCGGCGACATGATATACGTATCGCGCGCCGATCTGAAGCTGGACGCGTGCTATGTCGAAACGGAATGGCACATGGAACTGAAGACGGGCGGCGGGATGCGGCACAACGTAAAAAGGACGGTGACGGCGGGATGACGTTTGGAACGGTGGTAACGGTGACGGACGGCGTGCCCACGGTGCGGATCGACGGCACAGCAGAGGCGGACGCCGTACCTGTGCTGACGGCCAGATCCTATGCGCCCGCCGTCGGGGACCGGGTGGCGCTCGACCGAATCGGGCTGCGTTACGTCGCGGTGTACGCGATCGGGCCATACAGCCCGAAAATGCCGACGACCGCGGTCGTGAAACTGACGGCGGCGGGATGGTCGTCCCTTTCGCAGACCGCGGCGGTAAACGGACTGCCGGAAGGCGCGTTCGTATTGTGGGAACCCGCGCCGGCAAGCCATGCGGCAGCCGCCGCGGCGGGAGTATATTGCAGCGCGCAGGCGGCGGGATCGCTGACGTTTGCGTGCTCCGCAGCGCCGGCGGCGGACATCACCGTGAACGTGCTGTTTAAGGAGGGAGGCTCATGATCAAGGTCAACGCGACGACGCGCACGATCACCTGCCCGGCGGGCGATACGGGACCGGTCGTTATCACGCTGGAAGGATACGAAGGCCCGGACACGGCCCGCGCGCTGTTTGCGGTTCGGACGCTCTCGGGCGAAGTGGTGCTGCGCAAGCAGGTGCATTTGGTGGACGACACGATCACGGTCAATCTGCTGCACGGCGACACGGCGGCCCTGACGCCGGGCGCGTACCTGTGGGACGTGCGCATCGTGTCCGATCCCACGTACGACGAGGAAGGCAATATGGTTGCGGACGACGCGGACGACGTGGACAGCCTGTTCGCGCCGGACAACCTGCCCAGCCTGATCGTGAAGGGGGTGGCGGCAAATGTCTGACGCGATCCGGGTGCGGTTGTCCGCGCCGCAGGCGATATCGGCTGGCATCGATCCGGCGTATTACAAGGGCGAAAACGGGCTTACGCCGCACATAGGCGACAACGGACACTGGTGGATCGGCGACTCCGACACGGGCGTGAGCGCCGCGGGCGACCACACGCAGCTGACGGGCAGGGACGCCGCCGATCAGCATCCCATCAGCGCGATCACGGACCTTGTCGGCGAGCTGAATGACAAACTGGACGGAGAAAGCGTGCTGACCAACGCGGACATCGCCGCGATATGCGTATAGGAGGGGCAAATCATCATGGCAAACAAGTACCTGGACTACAACGGACTGATATACCTTTGGAGCAGGATCAAGGCGATCCTCCCGTCGAAAACGAGCGACCTGACCAACGACAGCGGGTATATCACGTCAGCGGACGTGCCGGAAGGCAGCACGGCCAGCACGACAACGCCTTTGATGGACGGCACGGCGGCGGTGGGCACTTCGACCGCGTTCGCGCGCGGCGATCACCGGCACCCGACCGACACGTCGCGTCAGCCGACGATCACGGCGACGGGCCTGCTCAAAGGCGGCGGCAGCGGATCTGTCGCGGCGGCTTCTGCAAGCGACGTATTGAGCCTGATCGGATCCGGCGGCGTGATCAACCCGACCTACCTGCCCAGCTATGTGGACGACGTGGTGGAAGGATATTACAACAACGGCGCGTTTTATACGACGCGGTCGGGATCGGCGGGCAGCTATACCTATTCCGGGGCGATCACCGGCGAAACGGGCAAGATCTACGTGGATCTGGACGGCGGCGCGACGTACCGCTACGGCGGCAGCGCCTATGTGCAGCTGGGCGACGGCCTGACAAGCGGCCTGACCAACACGGAGATCGACACAGCCATCGCCGCGGCGTGATGAGGTGACGGTATGAGCAAGTATCTGAACGCCGACGGCGTAACGCATCTGTGGACCAAGGCGAAGGATACGTTTCTCGGCAAGGCGGGCGGCACGATGACGGGCGCGGTGGTCGTGGGCGGCACGCAGGACGGCGCAACGGCCCAGGCGCGAAACATCGTCCTGTCCACCACGGATCTGACCGCCGGCACGTCCACGCTGGCGACGGGGACGGTGTATATGGTCTATGAGTAAGACAATCTACGCGGGCGTCGGCGGCGTGGCGCGCAAGGTCACGGAGATCTACGCGGGCGTCGCCGGCACGGCGCGCAAAGTCAAGAAGGTATATGTCGGCGTGGGCGGCATCGCGCGTCTGGCATACGACGCGTCCGGAAGCGCCGCCAAAACGCTGTCGTATTACGGCGCGGCCGGCGCCATGGCCACGGCCAGGTATGAGCTGACCGGCGCGTCGAACGCGGCCTATGCGATCTTCGCGGGCGGCAGGGCGAATTCGTTGTATTTCGATGTGGACGCCTACAACGCGTCGCTGGTGCGCGCGACGCCGACGGCGCTTGCCTTGGCCAGGCGACTGGCCGCCGGCGCGACCGTGGGAAATTACGCGATCTTCGCGGGCGGCGATACCGACGCCTTCAGCAACACATATCCGTCCGATCAAGTGGACGCCTACGATCTTTCTTTGACGCACACGACGCCGACGGCGCTGTCCGCCGTGCGCGGACTGATGGCGGCGGCGACGGTGGGCGGCTACGCGCTGTTCGCGGGCGGATGGACGAAAATCAACTGGTCCAATGAGGCAAGCGCCGTGGTGGACGCCTACGACGCGTCTCTGGTGCGCACGACGCCCGCGGCGATAAGCCAGGCGCGGTGCAGGCTGTCGGGCATATCGTCCGCGGCACACGCCGTTTTCGCCGGCGGCGCGAACGGAACGAGCAGCAGCGCCACCAAATATGCCACGGTGGACATGTACGACACGTCGCTTGTCAGGACCACGCCGGTCTCACTCGCCGCGGCACGATGCGACATGACCGCCGCGAAGGCGGGAGAAAACGCGCTGTTCGCGAGTGGATACAATGACAAGACGGTGGAATCCGTCAGCGATCTGGGCGTTAGGACCAGTCTTGCGGATCTGGCGTACATCCGCGGTCATCCCATTCCGGCGGGGACGCTGGGCGGAAATGCGATATTCTCGCAGGGCTACGCGTCGAGTACGCCGGTCGGCGGATATGTGTACGAAGCGTACGACGCGGAGGGCGTCAAGGCGCTGACGCAGGCGGCGGCATACCGCAGATACGGCGACGCCGCGGCGGGCGTGGGCGGTTATCTGATCTTCGCCGGCGGATCTAAGGACTATTCCAGCGGATCCACCATGGGGTATTATGACGCGGGCACGTTTGCGTTCCAATATGCATAAGGAGGAAGATTGCACATGGCCAAAAAGTATGAGCTGTACACGGGTAACAAGACCTACATGACGCCGAACGGGGGCCTCGCGACGCCGGAGATCGTCGCGCAGCGGTATCCGGCGGTGGAGGCGTTCCCGCACGTCGTGGAGACGGACGAAGCCGGGCAAATGATGTGGGCGATCCAGAACCTTTCGGCGCTCAGGTCGCTTAAGGGTATCGACGCGGCGCTGACGGCGGAAGAAGCGATCACGGCGCTGACGGAGGCGCTGAACGCGCCCATGGAGGCGGCGGACGACGAACCCAGCGCGGAGGAGCGCATCGCGGCGGCGCTGGAATACCAGAATCTTTTGACGATGGAGGATGAGACGGCATGAGCTACGATATGATCCGGCGCAATTACCTGCGCGGGCTGTGGAGCCGGCAGATGGTGCTGACGGCAGTGCGCAAGGGCGTCATCACAGAGGCGCAGGCCGAAGCGATCTTCGCGGAGAAACAGTGATCCAAGCGCCTGAGGCGCATTTTTTATGCCCATAAGGAGGACGGAAGATGACAACGGAAGAGATGCGGCTGGAAGCCGTACGGCTGATGAAGTCGCGGGAGAAGCGCAACACGTACACCAACGGAGGGAAGCGGCAATACTTCTTCGGCTATCCGAACGAGGGCGACAAGGGCTGGTCTGATTGCTCCAGCGCGGTCCGGGCATGCGTCCAGCGCGCGGCGGACATCGACATCGGAAGTAACACCGACCGGCAGATCAGGAACCGGGCGTCCGGCGAGATCGTGGACCAGACGACCGGATATTATCCAGACGAATCGAAGCTGCTGCCGGGCGACTGCCTGTATTTCAAGGGCAACGGCGCACACGCGCTGGACGTGGGGCACGTGGAGATGTACGCGGGTGATAACGAATGCTGGGGTCATGGAAGCGGCACGGGGCCGAACAGGCACGACATGCGCGCGTACTGCAAAAGCCGGGCGACGGCCAAGAAGCGCTACTTCATGGCGGTGCACTGGGTAGACGGGGGCGTGCAATATGCGCTGGGCGACCGCGAGCTGCGCAACGGCTGCAAGGGCGATGACGTGACGGCCCTGCAAACCGCGTTGATCGCCGCGGGCTACGACTGCGGCAAATGGGGCGCGGACGGGGACTACGGCCCTGCGACGGCGGCGGCGGTGATGGCGTTTGAAGAGGCCCACGGGCTGCCCATGGACGGCGTTTTCGACGCGGAATGCTTCGAAATCCTGAACGGCAACCTGCCCGAAGACGCCGATCCGGACGTGGAGACTGAAGACGACGAAATCGCGGAACCGGAACCGGACATCGAGGAAGACGAACCGGAGACGCTGGCCAAGCTGGTGCGCGCGACGGCATCGGTATATGTGCGTTCGCTGCCGGACAAGCAATCCGGGAAAAAGCTCGACGTGCTGGCCAAAGGCAAGACACTGCCTTACGGCGGCGTGACGCAGGACGGATGGCATCAGGCGACATACAAGGGCGTCGCGGCGTGGGTCAGCGGCAAATACTCCGAACTGATCGATCCGCCCGCGCGCGACCTGATCCTCGATATCTCGCAATACCAGACCGTGACGGATTGGGAGGCTATCAGGGCGCGGGCCGCGTTTCTGATTCTGCGCGCGGGACTGCGATCCCAGACGGCCACGGGCGCGCTGAAGCGCGACAGCAAATTCGACGAATTCGCCCAGGCGTGCAATGCGCGCGGCATCCCGTTCGGTGCATATTGGTTTGTACGATCGGGCACGGTTGCCGGCGCGAAGGAAGAGGCGGCGGCGTTCGTGGAATACGCCTCGGCATATGCGCCGAAATTCTGGATGGCCGACGCGGAGGTCGGTACGCTGAACAAGGCATCTATTGAGGCGTTTGTGGCCGAGACAAAGCGCCTGGCCGGTACGGATCGCGTGGGCGCTTACATTGCGCACCACCGGTACAAATCCTACGGCGTGGACGCCGGCAAGCTCGCGTTTGTGGTTCTGCCGCGTTATGGCGCGAACACGGGCGAGGTGGACAAGCTGCCCGCGTATACCTGCGACCTGCATCAATTCACGTCGCGCGGGCGCGTGGAGGGCATCACGGGCAACGTGGACATGAACCGCATCACGGGCGCGGGCAAGACGATCACATGGTTCCTAAAGGAGGCGGAATAACGTATGTGGGACAAAACCGTGAAAACCCTTGCGCTGGCCTTTGGCGCCGTCGCCGGGTTTCTGGGGGAATGGAACGTGCTGCTGACCGTTCTCGCGTGCATGATGGTGCTGGACTATCTTTCGGGCCTCATGGTCGCGTTCGCCGGCAACTCCCCGAAATCGGAGGGCGGCGGCGTCAGTTCCAAGGTGGGCTTTCAGGGCCTGATGAAGAAAGGATTCATCATCGTGATTGTCCTCGTGGCCACGCTGCTTGATAAGGCACTCGGCACGACGGCAATGATCTTCCAGACGGCGGCTACATGCTACTACATTGCGAATGAGGGCATAAGCGTGCTGGAGAACGCCGCGCTGATGGGTGTACCGTTTCCGGCCAAGCTCAAGGGCGCGCTGGAAACGTTGAAGCAAAAGAACGATGCCGACGATGGCGATCCGCCCGACACGACAGCTTGATATTGTTACATGCCCCGCCGGTCGAAAGGCCGGCGGGACTTTTAATCCTACAAAAGCAAAAAAAAGAAAGAGGCGTCACAATGCATATAAACGGACGACAGGTAGAATTGATACACGGGGACGCCGCAAAGGAGATCCCCACGCTGGAGGGACTGTTCGGTGCGGTGATCACGGATCCGCCATACGCGTCGGGCGCGGCCACGCTTGCCGGCAAGCAAGCCGGATCCGCACGGAAGTACACGGAAACGAAACGGAAGTGCCCGATGCCGGACTTCGAGGGTGACGGCATGGATCAACGCAGCTGGACACGCCTTATGACAGATGTCCTACGCGCGGCGCGTGCCAAATGCGCGCCGCGCGCGGTGCTGTGCGCCTTTTCCGACTGGCGTCAGCTGCCAGCGCTCACCGACGCGATGCAGTGGGCGGGATGGTTATGGCGAGGAACTGCCGTATGGGACAAAATCAACAGCCGCCCGCAAAAGGGCCGTTTCCGCCAGCAGGCGGAATTCATCGCATGGGCCAGTAACGGCCCCATGCCCGTCACACGGCAAGCGCCGATCCTGCCGGCTGTATTGTCGTACAGCGGCCTGAATATGCCCGACAGGATACACCAGACGCAAAAGCCGCTTGACCTGATGCGCCAGATCGTGCGCATCTGCGAACCGGACGGACGCATCCTAGATCCTTTCGCTGGTTCCGGCACCACGCTGTTGGCGGCCGCGCTGGAAGGACATGACAGCGTCGGCATCGAACTATCGGACGCATATTACAATGCCGCCCTGACACGGCTGCAGCATACAGACTTCGAATAAACGAACCGCACGCGGGAAATTGTTCCGCGTGCGGTTTTTGACATTTATGCAGCGCCGTTTTTGACATTTTTTTCGCGCCGCTACAAATGGTCGGCTCCATGGAACTACCACAAATACGGATGCCAAAATCCGCGCCGTCTGGAATTTCGTTTTCCGGAAATTCGATACGCTCATAAGAAGATTCCGCGTAAAGAGGCGAACCGGCGGCGGCAGAATCATCGTAAACAATCATTTTGCGCATCTTGGGGGCGGGCTTACTGTACGGCACGACATGCGGGATACTAAGTACAGCACAAGCCGCTTTTTGCGTTTCAGGAGAAACCGAAGAATAGGCTTCTAATATCCCTCGCCCCCACTCAATGTCAGATATTCCCCAATCGGTGCCAGAACTGCCTAAAATATCTCTCGGTGTTATACCCAACTCCCAACAAAGCGGAATTAGAAGGTCTGAATCCAAAGAGTATTTCCCTCGCTCAATATCAGAAATAGTATTAGCGGCCAGACCAAGTTTTTCACCAAGCCCTTGTTGCGTGATTTTGCGTAAACGCCGATACGCTTTTATCCTTTCACCGGTTTTCATAGTAAAAACCTCCTTTGTTCGGCAGTATATCAGGGAATTTCGATTTTGTAAACAAGTAAAAGTCGCGATTACGAAAATTTCTATTGACAATTTTAGGCATAACGATTACAATACAAACAACATCGTAATTACGATATTTTACGGAAGGAGAACCAAAGATGAATCGATATCCTGTCTGGCCCGAACTCCGAGATCATATTGATGCGCGCGGCTTTAAGCGCGAGTACGTCGCTATGAAATCTGGAATAAAACCCGCAAAACTTTCGCTTATTCTGAATGGCCGTAGACGTCTTACCGTCGACGATCTTCAGGCTATATGCGATGCGATTGACACAAGCCCCAATGCCTTTTTTCACACGAAGGAGGCCGCCAATCAATGAACGGAATAACTGCTTCGGCTTCGCAGCTGCCCACCAAAGCGGAAGACCTCGCACGGTTCATCCTCGTAGGCCGTGAAAAGCTGACGAGCGTGCGTGCGGAAATCCGAGCGATCGACAAGCTGCAATTGGCCGAAGAAGTTCGGGAGCAGAAACGCGACGAGGCCCGCATGCTGGCCGAAGCGCTGCTGGACGCGGAAGTACGGATCGGCGAACTATTCAAGCAGATGCCCAAAGCTCCAGGAGCGCGTACCGATGTGCAACCTCGGGTCACCGCTGAACCAAGGTTAATGACCAAGAAGGAGGCGCAGGAACAACGGATAGTAGCGCAAGGGTGATCAAGCTCACAGGATACGGTGAGAAGCGCATGCGCGAAGCAATCGCGCAGGGACTGGTCGAAGGCGAGATGCGGTCGGACATGGAGCGCACGTTGCGGAAGCGGCTGGAGAGGGTGGAGCATGGAAAATAGCCCCGCGGAAATGGAATGCGGCATTTGCGGGAAGTTGTTCCAGCAAACGCATAAAAACCAGAAATATTGCCCGGAGTGCCGCGAACATTCCGGGCGCAAAAAGGCGGCTATGGCGAAGATAATACGCCAGAACACCAAAAAATATGCAATTTGGGAACACGCGGACAATCCGCAATTGGAAACCATGACGTGCGAGCATTGCGGCAAGGAGTTTCAAGGGAAGCCGGGATGCCCGTTTTGCAGCAAAGCGTGCGCGGAACGGCATTGGGTAGAGACGGCGCGATGTGAGGCGTGCGGGAGGTTGCTATACCCAATGGGAATTACCGTAAAGCCCCACGCCACGCATGTGTACTGTTCGGATGAATGCCGGGAAAAGCAGCGCTGGGAGAGCGCGGAGAGGCTTGGCAACGTCTACACATGCATGCGATGCGGCAAGTCGTTTATCCGTCGGGGCAATGCCGGGAAGTTTTGCTCCAAAGAGTGTTACCACGCGGCGGTGCTGGATGGATGGCGTCCAGAGCCGAACATCATGCAGCCGCCGCGCACGGTCATCCGAATATGCGTGGTGTGCGGGAAACCATTCAGGGTTGAGATAGGCATGACTGTGCTAGCCACGTGTTCCAGGGCCTGCGCACAAATCTATGACAAGCAGTGCGCCGAAGAAAAGAAGAGGAAAGCGAAGGAGGATTATATCCGCAAAAATGGGCTATGCAGCACGTGCAAGGTGCCATACAAGGACTGCATCCGCATGACCAGCGGCTTCAAGTATAGCCCAAACGGGGCTAGTTTTGGAGACGGAAACATCATCGTAAAGTGCCCGCTGTTTCGGGAGTGACGGCGCGGAGAAGCGCAGGAAGGGAGGAAATATGGAAAACGAAAAATCCGCTCGCGTTACTAAACTCACGGGATACGGCGAAAAGCGCATGCGCGACGCAATCGCGCAAGGACTGGTCGAAGGCGACCTACGCCGGGACATGGAACGCACACTGCACGACACGGAATGCGCGCGGCGGGAGAACCTGCTGCTGCGCGGACGCGTGGCGGCGATGGAGGACAGACGCAGGAACGACATGGCGCGCAGGCTGGCCGCCTACGAACGCCAACGCGACGCAGGGCGGCGCAGGAAGGCGCAGGCGCCCGTACACCGAGTTCTGGCAGTAGTTGCCCTCCTGACGGGCGCAGGGCTGTGCGTGGCGATTCTGACGCTTACGGCGTGGCTGATCGCACGATGAAACGCGTCCACCGTAGCAGCGGCGGACGCGAAGAACCGAGAGGAAGGAATGATACCATGGACAAATCTGAATTGGCCCGCATTCTGGATGCGCATAAGGCGTGGCTGAACGATGACCCGGAAGGCAAGCCCGCGGTCCTGAGCGGCGCGAACCTGCGCGTCGCGAACCTGAGCGGCGCGGTCCTGAGAAG